AAGACTCAGGTTGGTGGATATTTGGCTCAAGCTATGAAACTTCAACATGGAGAGAAGGCAACGCAATCTTTATAACTAACCTACAATCACACACAATATTTTCAATTATAGGATTATATTTTGGAGGCTCTTTAACTAGAAAATAATATGGCTGCATTTAAAATAGATAAATTTATTGGAGAAGTATCTAAAATATCTTCTGAGTTAATACCTCAAAGTGCTGCACAAGAAACCCTTAATGTAAAGTTGTCGTCAGGTGATTTAGTTCCTTACAGAACCCCAGTTGTTGTAGATAGTACAGAAAGAACTGGTAATGTAAAAACTTTACATGCTTTAAAAAATCCTGATACAAACGCTTTAGTATGGCTTAGCTGGGCTACAGATGTTGATATAGCTACAGCCACAGACTCATCTGATAATGAGCAACGATTTTATTTTACAGGGGACGGAGTACCAAAGGTTTCTAATTATGCTATATCTACAACAGGTTCTGAGCCATATCCATCAACAAGCGGGTATTATGAATTAGGATTGGATATACCAACAACTGTATCTACAGCTACGGCTACATCTTTTTCTGTAGTTAGTTCAACTCATTACGAAAGAGACTCTGGTAATACGGCTACATTTTACGGAGGAACACATAACTTAAGCACAGGTAATGTTGTGACTATTCGTGAGTTTGCAAGCTCGGATGAAGCTAAAGCTTTTAATGCTACAAACGTACAAGTTACTGTCCTTAATGCTACTGATTTTCAATTCTACAGCCCTGGTGATGCGGTGTCTAAAACATCTAATACTAGTGGTAGAGCTGATATGGCAGGTAATACACAGCTTAGAACTTATGTATACACATGGATTACGCCATGGGGTGAGGAATCAATACCTTCTCCAGCTTCAAACGAAGTGTACATAAAAGAAGGACAGACAGTTACACTAACAAATTTACCTAGTACAAAACCTTCTGGAAACAATTTTGTAAGGGGTATAAGACTGTATCGTAGTGTTTCATCACCATCAGCATCAGATTATTTTTTATTGCACACTCTATGGTTTACTACTTCTACAGTAAGTTTCTCTAGAACTAGCAATGTATCTACTGTAATACTTGCTCACCCACATAATATGCTTGTAGGGGATAGGTTTAAAATAAAAAGCACTACCATAGATAGTGGAGGGTTTAATATTGTAGGAGGTATTGTTGTTAGTGTTATTGATAAGTACTCATTTACTTATGCAGATACTGGCAGTAACGTTAGTGTTACAGGAGATACAGACGGTGTTTTGTGTCACGACGTTGCCGAAGATGTAACAGATACAGCTAGATATTGGGGAGATAGTAATTATAATTTTGTAGATGATTTTTCAGTTTCAGGTCTTATTACTATTTTAGCTTCTGAATTTTATGACAAACCAAAATCTACTATGAAAGGTATACAAAGTATAAACAATAATATGCTTATAGGATTTTTTGATAATCAAGTATGTTTTTCCTTTCCTAATAAACCACATGCGTGGCCTGAAAAATATAGAATAACTATAAACTCTAATATAGTTGCAATAAAAGAAGTAGGCGGTTTTGCTGTAGTTCTTACAGAAGATTACCCATATCGAATATCAGGTAAAAGCCCTGGGTCAATGTCTTCTAACCGTATAGATGCTAAGTTTCCTTGTCTATCGAAAAATTCAGCAGTAGTTTTAGGTAGTGGTATAGTATGGGCATCGCATTCAGGATTAATTAGTTATACTCCATCGAGTGGTGTGTCAATACCTACTAGTCAAATACACGACTGGGATACATGGGGAAATTATTTAGACCCCTCTACTCTTGTTGGACACTATTATGATGGTAAATATTTTGGGTCTCATGAGTCTGGGTCTTTTATTTTTGAGGCTGGCCAAGAAGTATCTAATTTTGTAACCATTAATTACAAATTTAATGCAGCATATACTGATTCTATAACAAATGTTTTATATTATGTAAGCAACAATTCTACAGATATATTACAGTGGGATAACAAGGCTCAAATATTAGCACCTATGGAATGGAAATCAAAAACTATTACTATCCCATCATATTCAAATATGGGAGCTGCTAGAGTTGTAGCAGACTATACTGTAACTAGTGCAGAAACTCTTATTAACACTAATTACAACAACTCTGTAGCTGTGTCTAATGCTAGTGTATGGACTGCATCACAACAACTTGGTTGTTTAAATGGACCTACTGACTATGTGCTTAGTGGCGTAAGGCAAGAAAACAGCGGTACATTAAATGCATTCCCCATAAATGGAGATGGACAAACTAAAGATTTAGTAGAAGTTACAGGAACTTTACCTATAACATTTAAACTGTTTGCTGATAAAGCTCTTATATTTCAAGGGACTGTAACATCTAGTAGTATATTTAGGTTGCCTTCTGGTTATAGGTCAGATACATTTGAAGTAGCTGTATCAGGTTCGGCAAGGGTTAGAGCAATACATATTGGAGAAACACCATTAGGACTTAGCGGAATATGAGTAATAGATTTACAGCAATACCAGAAGTACCTATAGGAATTACAGATTCTCAAACTTTACTTATAGCAGCGGTAAAAGAAAATATAGAGCTGCTTACAGGTTTTAGGAATGAAGATGATAGAATAAGTAAATCAGTAACTAAAGGGGATATAACTGTAGGTCAAATGTCAATACAAAGAATGCAACAAATATCTGCAAAAGGTAAAGGGTTTACTATAAGTAATGAAGATGTTGTTAGCCTTGAAGATTATGCTAAACTATTAACAGACGTACAAGAGTTAGCTAATGATTTAGCTTATACAAGAGCTGTGTTAAATGCTCTTATAAATCAAATAAAAGGATAAGTTATGACAGATAATATAAACCCAATGCTAGGTGCAACAGTAAGTATAAATCAAGATTCTACTACTTCTTTAGATTTACCAGAAAAAATACAAAATATATTAAACATGGGTAGTAGTGTAAATGCTGAGCCTATGAATACTACTTCATATCAAGAAGGTGGTATGGTTCAAAGAGCTGGTATACAAACTGCCCCCCAACAATCAGGACCTATAGATAGTGTTAGAGCAGATACAGAAATTAATCAGATGATGACTCAGAATCCTGAAATAGGAGCAAGAATTAAATTAGGTATAGAAGCAGGTTTACAAGCAGGTGAAATAACTATGGAAGACCTTAATATGGCTATACAGCTTGCTAAGACAGTTATTCAAAACCCTCAAATGTACCCGCAAATTAGACAGTTTGCTATACAAAAAGGATTAGCTACAGAAGAAGAACTACCAATAGAATATGATGAGGGATTAGTAGTTGCTTTACTTATAGCAGCCAAATCTTTGTCTGCTGGTGCACAGCCTAATAACCAGCCTATGCAAGAAATGCAAGATGGGGGAATTTTAAAAGGTCCATCTCATGATAATGGAGGTATACCAGTTAAAGTAGCTGGAGTAAGTAATGCTGAAATGGAAGGCGGAGAATACGTTATACCTAAAAGTGTTGTTATGGCTAAAGGTACAGACTTCTTTGATAAGATGTTAGCTAGCTATGAGGATAAACCAGATGCTTCATGAAATAAAAAATACAACTGATTCAACATACACACCACAACTTCTCTCTACAAAAGAACTTATAGATAAATACTGGGGTCAATGCATTCCACTATTAGAAAAATGTATCGACAGACAAATGCAAGGCGAAATGGAAATAGAAGATATATATACTCGTGCCTTAAAAGGAGAGATGTATATAATTGCAGTTAAAGATGACACACCAGAAATACCCGATGTAAAGTTAGTTCTAGTATTAGAACTTATATACTATCCAAGGTTTACAGCTATGAATGTTGTAGCATTAGGTGGCAAAGATTTAAAGAATATGATAAAAATGTTCTGGCAACACGTTTGTGGGTGGGCTCGTATATGCGGAGTAACTAAAATGGAATGCTCAGTACCTCCTGCTATGGAAAGAATTTTAACTGATGTAGGATTTAAACCGACCTATACTCAAATGCGACAAGACTTGACGGAGGTCTAGATGGATACTGTAAGAATAAACCCATTAATAGTTTCGGTAAGTCCTAGCGACCATACTTTAATATCACCAATTCAACCCACAGTACATAAAGGTGGGATAGGAAAACTAATATCTATAGTTGCTATGGTAGCAATACCTTTTGCAGCTCCGATTGTTGCAAGTTCAATAGGACTATCTTCAGCTATTGCAACAGCTGTAGGAAGTAAAATTATAGGAACTGTAGTAGGTTCAGCTATGGCAGGTGCAGCTTTAGGTGCTGTATCAGCAGCAGTAACAGGACAAGATGTAGGTACTGGTGCATTATATGGTGGACTAGGTGGAGCTTTAGGTGGATATTCCGCAGGAACAGAAGCAGCCGCCGCCGCAGATGCTGCAGCAGGAACAAGTAGTACTGAAGCTGGGCTTACATTAACTGATGGAGCGACTGCAGGAGTAGAAACAACAACAACTCCAGGACTTGTAAAAACAAGTTTACAGACAGTGGGAGAAGAAGGCGTTATAAATGCTACTAAAGAAGGTTTCATGGAAACCTTAAAAAATACTGGTTCTGCAGTATTAGACAGAATTACTGACCCAGACAGACTAGCAACCATAACTTTGCAAGCAGCAATTAGTATGGGGGCTTCAATGGTTGCACCAGAAGCACTACCTTCAATGACCCCGGAAGAAAAACAATTAGTAGACGCACGTGCAAAAGAGCTAGAAGTGTTAAGGGTATCTAATAAACAAGTATACGATGACCAACTTTTGCTTGCTCAACAACTGATGGTTGATGCAGGTTATATTGACCCAGTTCAATTTGGACTAGACAGAGAAAACAAAGCAAGAATTTTAGGTGCTCGTGCAAATAAACAGTCATTTAGAGAAGCAGAACTTCAAGGTAAAACGGTAACTGGTGGTGATATGGCTCGTGCAAATTATGGTGTGTCAAGAGATGCAGCTAGTGCTTATGCAGCTGGGCAACAAGAGGGTATAACACAAAGAGACGCTGCTGTTAAAAATGCTTATGCTTCCATGCCAAATTTTAGCACTGATTATTTAACACAAACTTCTCAATTATCACAGGATTTAAGAGAAGCAAGCAAAGCAGGAATAGAAACAGCACAAGCAAAAGAAGCTCAAATAGCTCAAAATTTAGCTGGGCTAGTTATGACACCAGTATCAGGCGAGAAAAAAGCTCAACCTGCAGAAGAGGATGAATTACAAAAAGCGATTGGGGGCAACCAATCTTACGGAGCGGGGCTTATAACATAATGTCTATTTTATCTAATGCTCTAGGGTTTAACCCAGACAATGCAACAACAGGTATTCGAAAACAGTTAACAACTGAGCAAACAATAAGAGATGAACTTTCACGTTTGCAAATGCAAAACTCAAAAAGAGAAAGAGGGCAAGAAGTAAGAAATGAACTTAAATCTGACAATACATTAAAAACAAAACCTGGTTTAGATTTAGAAAGCAGTAACCTATCAGAATATGGCGTAAGACCAAATCCTAATTTAGAAAGAGATAAATTAAAATTTGGCCCACAAAAAGAGTATCCTATAAATCAGGTAGAATTTGATAAGTATGCAGCACCAGATGCTAGCCGTGAAGCATTAAACATTAACTCTCCAAGAGAACAAATGTTTCGACAAAACCTTAAAACTTTAAAAGACCAATTTAGAAGAAGTAAAGGGCCTGGAAACAATTCTTCAGTAATTAATTATACAATGGATTATTTACCTGGTGGCCGTGGATATGAAGCAATGCGTAGTGATGACGAAACAGTAAGAAATGAATATACAGATAGAATGGGCCTACCTAGGATTCCAAGTTCTGATGATGTGAATGCTATGCCTTATCAAAAAGGTTTGCGAAAAGATGGTACAAACATTGGTTCTATTGATGATTTAAACCCAGACGTGCAAGATGCAATAGTAGGTTTGAACTATAAAAATAACTATAGTAATCAAAAACCTAAAGATACAAGCACAGCTACAGCTACAGATACAGAGGAAAGAAGCACTTTAGAAAAACTAGATGATGATTTAATAAAAAGATTTACAGGTGCAGATACAGAGGTAGCTACAACTAATACTGGAAACACAACACCAGATAGTGGAGGTGCGTCGAGTCTTGTTATTTTAGGAGGAGATAAAGAAAATATTAAAAAAGAAACAGATGCAGCAAAAGACTTTGCCAAGAAAAAATTTGTTACTGAAGGAGACCCAACGGATGCTTATGTAAAAAACCCTACTAAATTAGGTAAGGACGTAAGATTAGCTATTGAAAACAGAAACATTTTAGCAAAAAAAGCAGAGAGGTTAAGAAAAAAAATAAATTATGAAACAAAACTATTAGATATTTTATTAGAAAATGGTCGAATGGACATATTTTATGCTAAAGAAACAGAAATTGAAAACTTAATAAACGGTGTTTACGAGGCAGAAGCTAAAGTAAAAGATGCAGATGTGCAGTTATTACAAGCTTCAGTTCTACAAGCAAGTATGGATATAGGCGTAGGTCGTACAGAAAGAATGAGTGCACTGTGGTCTGACGCATCAGGTACAAATGTACGAGTAATTCCAAACCTAGATATAACAGGAACTTTTAGTTTAGAAATAGATGGTGTTATAGACCCTAGGGCTCAAAATTTAAGTGAAAGTCAAATGACTCAACTGTTTAGAAATGTTGCTGACCCATCATATCGTAATAAACAGCTATCGATTAGAGCAGAGTTACATATGAAAACACAACAGACAAAAATAGAAATGGATGCTGAGATTAAAAAACTAACTGTTGATAACGTGTTTAAATTTAAAATAGAGGAAATGAAAATTTTACAAGGTTACCTTACTAATACTTCTAAAGTTGTCTATGACTCATTGGGTACTACAGCTACATTTACTCGAGCTGGAATAGTTTACACCGTACAAAAGGAAAAAACAACAGACATTACTGGAAAAGAAACAAGTAGAATGACAGTAAGGAATGCTCAAACAGGCCAGTTAGTTACAGAATCTAACGCTAATGATTACAAAAATGCTGCCAAAGTAGAATAATAGAGGTTAAAATAGTGGTTGATGAAGTTGGACTAGATACATCGAGTAATCCATTTAGCTCTAATATAGCAGAAGACCCTGATGCTAATCCATTTACACTAACTCCCTCAGCTCCATCTAATACTCCTGATGCATTTCAATCTGCACTCATTGCTGCAGAACAGCTAGGAGATTATTCAACAGCTGTAGACGAAGACATACCAACAGGACCTTCAGTTTTATTTAGCCCATCAGCTAACAAAGTTTTTGTTAACGGTGCTATGTTTGACAAAGAAGACGCAACCTCAGCTTTAGAAGCAGAAAAATTTTTAGATAGACCAAGAGCTAAGACACCAAAAGATATACAAGATTGGCAACGAGTTACTCCTGAAGCTTATGGTAAATACATGAAGAACATAAAAGACCCTGGTCTTGGAACCTTGTTTGGTAAAAATTTTGATATAGGTGTAAGTAACTTAAAACTATTAACTGGTAGAGGGTTACAGTTTTATGATAAAGAAGAGACGGGTCAAGAGTGGGTCGACGAAGCAGTTAAAGAATTATACTACAATCAACCATTTCAAAGAGAGATGTTAAATGAAGAAGGAGAGTATTTCCAAGACGGATTTGTAGATTGGTTTGTAGCTAACCTAGGTCAACAAGGACCTATGATATTAGAATCTATGACTGTAGCTGCAGTAGGTGCAGGAATAGGTGCAGCAGCAGGTGCAAACCCACTGTCTACAGTTGGTGGAGCTATAACTGCATTGCTACAAAAAGAAGCTTTTAAAAAAGGTGTAATGCAAGCATCTAAAAAATACTTAGCAGGTAAAAAAGTTACGCCAGCTGAAAAAAAATTATTACAAGAAGTGTCGGGTATAGGTGCAGCTCTAGCAATTAAAAATCCAAAAGCTTTTTATGTAACTTCAGGTGGTGTTGCTTTAACTGGAAAAGAACTTGCAAAAAGAGAAAGCAAAGAAGTACTTGAAGATATGGCACTAGCAGGTGCTAGAAAAATAAAAGCTGTAGCCCGAAAAAGAAATGTAATAGATTCTGCAGCCGGTGCATCTCTTATTGGTTCTCAACAATTAGGTCAAGCAGATATATACGGTGAGATACGAGATACAGGAGTAGGCGATAGAATGACTGCGTTCTTAGGTTCTTTTCCTTACGCAATCTCTGAAGTCATTCCTGAGTTTTTCTTAGCAGCTAAAGTTTTTGGTTTACCAACAAAAGGGCTAAAATCAAAACAACCTAAATTAGCAAGAAGAGTAATAGGAGGATTTTTAGGTGGTGGTTTACTTGAAGGTGGCACTGAGTTAGCACAAGAAAGTCTACTATTAGGTGCAACAAACCAATTAGGTGACGCTGAAACTGGACGTAGATTAATAAATGGGTTTGCAGCAGGGTTCTTTATTGGTGGTCCATTAGGTGGAGCGGCTAGTATTAAATCTAATGCTCCTATAAATATACTAGACTCTGATAGAAACCCAGATTTACAACCTATACGACCAACTGTTGGTCCTTCTAAACCTCCAAGTGATAGCACACCAACTGCTAAAACTATGAGTGGAGCTGCGATTGCACCTGAAGTTGCACCTGAAGTTGCACCTGAAGTAATTACACCTGAAGATAAACCTAAAGTAGATGAAGCATCTATACAAAACGCATTACAAAAAATTTTAGAAACAAGAAGAAAAAAAGTTGCAGAAGAAACTGTTGACCCAGTAGTACGTACCAAAGATTTAAGAAGAGGGACACAACCAGTAGTAACAGACCTAGATAAGAAACCTGTTATTAGCAAATCTCGTGGTAAAAGAATTAAAGAAGGAAGGGGGGAAGAGTCGTCAGCTATTGCAATAGGAGAGATAGTAACTGTTGGTGGAAGAGAAGCACTAATTACATCCTACAACTCAACTGCGGATAAAAGTACTGGAAGTGCACTAGGGTTAAGTGATACAGCATATTATAATTATGAATATACTGACGGCACTAATCAATTTGGAAGAAGCACAGAATCTGCAGTATTAAACGAGAACAAAGAGTTAGTATCAAAACCTATAAAAATTGAAGAAGCAAAAGCTAGATTTAAAGAATTTAACGATGCTAAAATGAAAGCTCAGAATGCTAAAATTAAAGCAGAAAACGAAAGGATAGCAGCTGCATATGAAGCAGAACAATTAAAAATTGAACAAGAAAAGAAAAATGAAAACGCACTTAAAGAAATAATTAATAATAAAAACAAAGAACAAGAACAAACAGATAACGATAATCTTAATAACAATGTTGACAATATAACTTACAAAATTAAATCGGCTAAAACAATTACAGGTCTTGAAGGAGCTAAAGGTAAAGCTTTAAGTGCACTAAGTCTTAATGAGTTAAAATCAGCACAAGCTAAGATTAGCAAATGGCTTGATACTAAAGGAAAAGTAGTAAGTAATGCACAGACAAACAGTGTGCTCAATGATTTAATTGCTATAGAAAAGGCTATAAAAAATTCTACACCAGTAGCTGAAACAAAAGAAAATAAAAATGTTAACGAACAAAAACAAATAGATGAAGATAATAAACGAAACGCAAAAATTTTAGAAGACGCTGAAAAGAAAGAACAAGAAGCAGGTGAGGAAACAGCGTTCCGTAAAATTGTAGGTGGGAAAGTTCTTTATCAATTAAGTGAAAGTTTTAACAGTGTAGATACTCAAGCTGAAATAGATAACGCAGAACTTACAGAATCATATACACCTATACCTTCTGGTGGAGTTAACTTTGTACAACTTAATGGTACAAAAGAACAACACGAAAGATTTGTACAGGATGCACGTGGTTTAATAGTATCGTTTGGCAATGATGCTGTAGAAGCTATGAGTGATTTTGCTATAAGAACAATGCCAAAAAAAGGAGTAGCACAAAATGATAAAAAGCAAGGCCCAGCTGAAATGGTTGAAAGAAAACAAGCCGGAGATAGCGAATCTGTTACTCAAGGAGACCCCCAAGGGAGCACAACTACCACAGAGAATAGGGTTGAAGAGCCTGTCGGAGAAACGCAAGAGACAGAAAAAGTATTACAAGGCGACGAAAGCCAAGACACCGCTGGGGAAATTCGAGAGCAAATTGACAGTCAACAAGCTAATCAATCAGCCAATCAAACGGGGGAAGATAGTGTAAACACTGGGTTTGAAAATGTTACACAAGCTTGGAATAAATTATTTTTATATCCACAAGTTGAATTTACTATGTTGCCTGAACAACAACAAGAAGAATTTACACAGCTATTTAACGGAGGTCTTTTAGGTAGTAAGAAAAAAAGAAACCCTTATCAAATAGCAGAACAAATATATCTAAACGCTAAAGATACTATGCTAGAAATGGATAGAAAGGATAGTGCATTTGGTCCAACTGCTTTGTTTGATATCTCTAAACAAATATTAGAAGAAGATGTAGGAGCTATGAATACTAACGAGCGAACTACAGAAGCAATAGAAGACATTATAATGCTTGCTCATTTCGATGGGGCAAAAGATGTTAACAAAGCAGCAGCCACATACTTGTCTATATCTACTGGTAAATTTAGTGACGCTCAACAAGATTTAATAAACGATAAATTTATAGAAAGTATAATAGCGTATGGAGTAGAAGGTAAAACTCTTGAGTCTGCTAACATAAACCAACCAGAAGGAACTCCGCAAAGAGAAAAAAGATGGGTGTCTTTTGCTGAAGAACAAGGTTTGTTTGAAGCTTTAATAAGTAAGGGGGTAAACATAATTAATTTACCTGAAAGATTGTCTCAATACGGAGCTATTGACCCAAGCTTACCTGGTGAAACAGATGGAGATAGACTGCGTACTACGCTACCAGGTACTAACAAAGATATATCTATGGAAGAAAAGTTTGAAAACATTTTAGACAAGATTAAAAAAGGATATTCTAAAGGTAAATCTTTAAGCAGTGGAAAAATTAAAGAACTTATAGATTTACGCGACAAAGTTGATATAAATTATGAACTAGACAGAGACAGAGGTAACGGAACAAACGAACAAATTAAAGATTACTTTAAAGATAACGGTACAGGAGATTTAAAATACCTTAAAGATGCAGATGGTTTTATAAGACCTATTACAGTAGAACAAACTGATGCAGATAAAAAAATCCAACAAGATAGAATTAGAGCTAACAAAGTTGCAAAACTAAAAGTAGGTAAAATTAAGTCTAAAACTATGCCAAGCCCTAACCATTTATTAGATGATAATCCAAAAGGAAGACTAAAAAGATTTGACACTGATAAAGAAATAGGAGCTCCTATACCGCAGGGTAAGATTAAATTAATTGTAAACCAACTTCTAAAGAAACTTAAGATAAAACCTACAGTTACCATAGTTAAAAATGTTCAGGATTTAAAAGACAATAATCCTAAGCTATATAAACTAGCTAATGAAGGAAGACCTGATGGAGATTTTGATACAACTCCTGCTATAGGGTATTCAATAGGAGACCAGATTATTATATTTAGTGACTATGCTATGACTGAAGATTCAGTTAGGTTTGTAATTGGCCATGAAACTTTAGGTCACTTTGGCTTCTCAGCATTTATGCCTAAAGCTAGATTGAACGCCATCTTAAGAGCAGCTTATAGAGAAGACCCAAACATAAAACTATCAGCAGATATGAACATAGTAAGTGGTATGGAGTTTCATGAAGCTATAGAAGAAGTACTAGCTGACCATGCAGTTCATGCAGTAGAAACTACAACTATAGGAAAAATTTGGAATGGAGTAGGAAGTTTTCTGGGAAGAATATTTAACCCTGGTTCTATGGAAGGGATGGAAGAGTATCTAATAAAACAATCACGTAGAAATATATCTAGAGGAAACTTTGGTGTAGTGTCAGTTCCTCAGATACAAGCAAATTTATTAGAGTTAAATGATTATGGTGCTAGAGGACGTTATTACGCAGCTCAAAATTCAACTAACTTAATGACTAAACTTCATGCTAGTTTATCTCAAACATACAATAGAATTACTAATGCGGATTCAAACGCTGTAAAAAAAGTTCAAGACTATGTAGATAAAGCTACTAAAAAAATTAAAGGGTTAAAAAAATCAGAAAGAAATCCACAAACGTTTACACAGATACTTAAAGAAACGCTTCAATCATTAGATAACAAAGCTACTCGTAGTGAAGGACTATCATATATATTTAGAATATTCCAAGACCAAACTGGTAGAGTAAGAAGATTACAACAAGAGTATGCTGAGTTAACAAAATTTACCCACGGCTCTGGTATTTTGGCTACTCGTTCAACTGAACAAGAACGACAACAAGCAGGTGAGTTATTAGCCTATGCTGCTATATACAAACTTAGACAACTAGACGCTGCTAAGATTAGAAATGCAAAAGATTTAACTGCGTATAATGGAGAGGGCGAACTTATAATTAATCCTAATGCATTAGCAGAACTTGCACAAATTGGTATAGTGTCACGACAACAATTTATGGAAGGATTACCTGTAGAGTTAGAAGGAGACTTAGGAGTTCCAGGTGGTTTATACAGACCAAGTTTTTCTATTACTGATAACGTATATAAAGTATATATGGAACAACGTAATGCTGTTAACCAAGCGGCTGTAGATGTGCTAGAAGCAAACTTACAAGCAACAGTACAACAACGAAAAGATACTATAGAAAATTTTAAAACTTTTGCTGGCGTAGATAATCAGTTACCTACAGATTTAGACTTACAAACCATTAAAGATATTATGGAAGAGTATAAAAAAATATACTTAGAGGACGCAGTAGAAACTGATAGTGGTATAGAGTACCCAAATTCTGATAAAGCTATAGAATTTATAGCACAAATTAACCGTGCTCTACATAAAGATTTAAAAGTAGCTGATTGGAAAGCAGGTAAAGATGTAACAAATGAAACACAACAATTTAAAAACATAGAAAATTTAGATAGTATAGTTCAAGGATTAGAAAGACTAAATAAATTGTACAACAATCCTGACGCAGGTAACACAAACAGTCTTACTAAGTCTGCATATAAAATAACTGACGGCATACAAGATATGTTTGATTTAGATATAAGAAATCAAAATGCAGAAGCAAACGCTAAACGTACAATAATGGGTGGCTATGTACCTTTTAATAGAGAAGGAGCATATCAAGTACAAATCAATGCTTATGATAGAACTGGTAATCGAGTTGAAATACCTGCACACTTTAAGACCTCACTACCGTATTACCAAGTCGATAGCTTTAAAAGTGCAGATGAAATAAGAGATAGATTAGAAGAACAATTTGGTAACTTACAATCGTTTAAGCTTGATGATGGAACAGGAGTAATGCAAGAAGTAACTCTTAGAGCTGAGTCATCTATTGCTCCAAACGTAGCTCCTCTTACTGCAAATCAAATTAGTTTAAACGAAGTAGATAATGTTTTAAAAAGATTAGGTATTCCTATAGCACCAGCGGGTAGAAAGAAACTTGTGTTAGCTCTTGCAGACCAAGGCAAGAAAGCTAGAAGTTATTTAGAGAGAGCTAACGTAGAAGGTTGGGATACTAATGTTATTCAAAAAATATCTCAACATTTAGAAACTGAAACACATAGAGCAGGTAAAGCTTTCTATATGTATAAAGTTGATTCTATTATGTTAGACACTAAAATGTGGAGAGGCGATGATAGAAAATTAAAACAGTTGCGTGACAAAATGGAACTTGCTGAAAAACAAGGAAACATAAATAGATTACTTGAAGCACAAAGTTTATATGACAGGTATGCATATAAATATCTTCATATGAGAGACAAAGCAGCTAATAATACTGTTCGTATATATAAAGGAAAAGGATTTAATAGAAAGTCTGAGTTAAAACAAACATTAGGTATAGGTGAAGTTTATAGAAGAGACGCAGCTGAATTACAACAATTTTACGCAGACGCTGCAAACATAGATGTAAATACTGAAGATGAAATATTAGGTAAAACACCTGGCACTGTTTTAAAACTAGCAACTGTTGTAACGCAGTTAGGTGGGTCATTTGCTACAGGGGCAATAAATATGGTATCTATGATAACACATAGTATACCTTACTTAGCAACCTACAATTCAAAAAGCGGTTTTGGCGGCGGCTTTGGTTTAGTAAACGCAGCAAAAGAAATGACAACAGCTGTAGCTAACATGAGTGATTTAACACAACAAGTAAAGTCTTCAATAAGAACTGAAAAAACTGCATTATCTAATATTGATTATGTGCGAAAAGTTAAAGCTAGCAAAGCACTGCAGAAAAAACATAACATAACTCAAAATGAAGCAGATGCTTTAGAAGTAGCTACAGCACAAGGAGTTTTACAAGCAGCTCAATTTAATGCATTAGTAGGTTCTGCTAGAGGCGGGCTACAAGCCAATCCAAGAGTAGCAGCAGCAATCAGAACTTGGATGTCTATATTTTCTTACACGGAACAGCTTAATAGAAGAGCTACATTCTTAGCAGCTTATAGACTACAACAAAAAAAACTATTAGACGCAGGACAAAGTGTAGAAGATGCTAAACAAAATTCAATACTATTTGCTACCGATGCGGTAAATAAATCGCAAGGTGAATATGGAATGTACAACAGACCAAAAATGGCTCGTGGTAGGTTTTTTCAATACATCTTTATGTATAAACAATTTGTAATTATTACTATACAACTTATGGCAAGCTTAGCTCCTAAAGAACAAATAGCTATGATAGGACTATTAATTTTATTTACTGGAATGAAAGGCATACCGTTCTCTGAAGACTTTGGAGATTTAATAGATACATTAGTTCAAAAACTTGAGATTAAACTACAACCTATAGAAAAAGAAATAGATGATATAGCAGAAAGTTTAGGCATATCTCCTATAATTTTACAAAGAGGTATTACAGATTACTATCTTGGAGGTACAGTATCTACACGATTAGGCTTTAGTGATTTAATACCACTAACGGGGTCTTTTAAAGCAGGAGCAAATTTCAAACGTGAAACAGAAAACTTTGCTGGGCCTGTCTATTCAGCTGTAAAGGGTATATATGGACTTATAACAGGAACATTAAGGCAAATTCCTGAAGCAGCAGGTCTGCTAGAAGACACAAGCTTTGAAAAAGTTTTTAGAAAAGCACCTTTAAGTGGAATTAAAGGTCTCGTAGAAGCAGGCATTTTTTATAAGGATGGTAAGATTACTAACTCTGACGGAAAAATTATAACCCATGATGTAACTACTTCAGAAATAATTATGAGAGCATTAAATTTTTACCCAGCTAGGTCTACATATACTTACGATATTGTAAGGATGGTAAAACAAAGAGATGCTTATAGAAAAGAACTTTCTACAAGATATGTAAACCAAATGGTAAGAGCTCAAATAGACAATGACAATGAAGAAATGAACAGAGTACTAAGAAATGTAGAAGAGTTTAATGACAATGCTGAAGGCACAGGACTTGAGATTAGAAACTTTGGTACTAAAGTTAGAAGAGCATACCAAGCATTTACTCAACCTGTTAGTAAAGAACTTTTAAAATACTCAGCAAGACAAGATAAATTAGAAATAAGGCGTATGATGGAAGCCTACGGTTTAGACAGTGATGACTTAGAGTAGTTAATTTTCCGTAGCCTAGAGTACCCCAACGTTTAATTGCTGGCCTTCTCGAGGCTGTTAGGCCTATGGTTTTTTGTCAATCACCTGTAATTGTCCGTATGATAGGTCATCTGCTTCTACATCAGCATTTTCTAACAGGCTTTGAAATCTAGGGTGAGTTAGATTAAATCCAATCACATACTGCTGTGCTAATTTAACTGGAGTGTCTTTACCTAGTGACGCTTTCTCCGACCTAGGAGTAGCGACCACGTTCTCATCAACAAGTTCCTGTTTGAATGTCTTGTAGTCAGCACCACGCACAGACAACCACTTCCTAAAGTGAGTTCGGTCTACCATCATTGTGCCTTTATCAAACTGTTCTAATGCAGACTTACGATATACATCTAATCTTATTCTTATATCTCCTCTTGGTATCCTAGAGAAATCAGGCTGTGATTTCTGACCTATGGTATGCATGACAGTAACAGATGTATCAGCTGAGTCAGCCATGTACTCTGCAACTAAATCAAATGCGTCTACTTGATTCTCTTGTACTGACCTACGGATAGCTCCTATCTGAGCAAGTACCCACTCAGTAGACTGCTCATACTCAAAGTCTATTAGACCCCAATCTTTAGCAAGGCTCATAGATAAATCAGATAGTATGATTGCTTGCTCCCAGTATCTTTCTTCACCACTAAACTTAGCTTTGTATTTCTTATGGAAGTTAGCTGTGGCTTCTGCTATAGCAGACTGGATTCCTTCTTCCCCCATCTCAAGTAACTTCTTAATGAATACCTTACCAGCTTCACCATAGTTAGTATGGATTGCATCGTAAATCTTTTTACCTACATTAGTATCTCTAGTAAACACAGCTGATGAAGGGACTGTTACTTCTAATAGTCTAGCCATCTGTGCGTCTGTATCTAAACCAGAAGCAATTAGCTTACTTTGTAGAGACTTGTTGGTAGATACTATGACAGGTGTAGCCCATGATTTAGCGTCACGTTCTTCTGAGTTACGATTAAGTCTAGCTTTATCTCTACCTTGGGATACCCAGTAACAGAAGTCTCCGACCTCTTTATCATTCATCATAGTTACTTCATCTATAGTAAGCGGTAGGTTAGCGTATGTACCAAGACGTGAGAACAAACTGTTCTGTGTGTACTTGGCAGCAAAGTGTAGCTTGTCAGGGTTGCCATATATAGACTGTGCCCAGTACTGAGCCAGTGTTTTACCACCGCCCGTTGGTCCATACAGTGATACTGTCAATCCTTTAAGTCCAGTAAAATTATATAGAGGTGCTGAAAATCCTACACCTAGTACAAACATATGTGATTTAAGATTAGCTTTCTCTAATACAGAAGTCAGGTTAACCCACTGTTGCAGTGAGCCCTTAGTACTGAACATATCTGTACTGCTCTTGGATACAACTGAAGCTAGGTTAATCTTCTCCTCTGTAACTGACCCATCATCCTTACGCCTTAGTATAGTGTTACCTAAGATAAATGATTTGTTATGTTCCTTCCAACCCATAGTAGAATACAAGTTAGTCATTGTCCGAATCTGTCTTAGTTCATCCATGTAAGTTCTTAACATAAGCTGGAAGTACTCCGTTTGTTTCTTATTGTACAATACAATACCTTGGTCTGCTATAGCACTAGGAAACTCACGGCTTCCATCAGTGAGATGAGCTTGCCTTAACACAAGTTCTTGCCACCCCATGTGAGGTCTATTCCAATGATACCTTACTGTCTCGTATCCTAATGATTCATCATACCCATAAGCTACAGGGTATATATCAAACTTACACACGTCTATATCTGTGTCATCTAGGGTTAGCTTTATACCCTCTTTAGTTCTTTTAAAAGGTTTAGGCATGGGTACTGAGTTAGCTAGTGTATCAGGAGCTTCCTTAATTACAGGAGTCTCTTGGTATTGTACTCCCAGCCTAGCTGGTGAGCCTATCTTACCTTTGTATTTACAGCCCTTACATCCAGTGGGTCTGTCTGTTTCAAACTTCGAACAGGTTGCCGGGCCCGAAGCCGACTCTCTCCACTGAACAAGTTTGTCTATGGTTGCTCTTTCATTATATCTGCTGTGTCCTTTAGACCACTCTATAGCTGTCTTCTCAGGGTCAGTACAAAATGCAGCTACTCCTATCATGCTGTACCATAATGGCTCGTCTACCTTGTCCTGATTAGCCATAGCCCACTCTATTTGCTTACACTTAGTAGCAACAATAGAGCCTATAGCTGGTTGATGTTCTTGGTTACTAGCTAAATTAGACAGCAACGAGTTGTCCTGTAATGAACTACTGTCTGACCGTACATCTCGACGGTAGTAATACGATAGACAGTCTTGTATCACCATGTTGTCAATAGGTTTAGATGGTACTAATAGTTTAACTTCATTCCCGTTCTTTGGATTGTGTGTGCCTATAGGTCTTAGTACTAGTGCACTGTTTGCTGTAAGTCCTGCGTCAATTTTAAATTCTTTATCTATAGCTGCTTGCTTCATAGCTTCAGCTAGGGGTCTCCAATCTTCAGGAGGTAGTTCTTTTTCTAGTAACCAGTACACATGCAGTCCATTACCTGAGTGTATAATCATAGGCTTAGGTAAGCCCATCTCATCTACAAATTTACCCAGTGCTGATAGCCCTTCTTTCCAAGATGGATAGGGTTTAGTAGGTCCACAGTCTACGTCTATAGCTATAACTTTAGTAGCTCGTACGTTGTCTTGCTTCCTGTTACCCTTCTGTTTGAATGCAGATATAGCAAAGTAAGTATTGTTCTTAGTCTTATCTAATCTTTCGCATACTTGTGCCAGCTCGTCTACTGTCTTAAAAAATCCTTGCTTTCTGCCATCAGTATTAATAACTGTAGTAACATAGAATCCCTCTGTCGGTAATACTTGCTGGAAAAATTCCAACATATTCATGATATACTCTCCCCTCGATTACTCATTAAGGTGGCTAGGAGAAAACAACTAATCTTAACCACCCGTATTATTTATACTATTATTTTTTATCTAAAAGCTCAAGAAGCCTTTTGAATCTATTTTTCTGCTCTAGTGCAATGATTTCAGGCATAGGCCATCCACCCTCCATAGCTTTCAATAGCTTTCTCAATGTAACTCTCACTCTATCTTCATTATTTTTACGAGTAGGTTTCCCTTTGACCCATCCATAATATGTCATACGAGATACTTCAAGTAACACAGCTATGTTACTTGTTGTAAGTAACATATGTTTTCTAAGAGCTTCCACTTTTTTAAAGTCTAATGGAAGAGGTTTAGTCATCAGTCCCTCCCACTAATGCAGCTATCTCATCTGCTAGACTACTACCTTCTGTAGCTACTGCAACTGGTGCAGGCTCTTCAACTGGTACTGGTTTAGCTTTAGGTTTAGCTTTGGGTTTTGTTGGTGCAACTTCTGCAGCGGCAGCGGGAACGTTAACACTTATGTCAACTTCTCCAGGTGTGTCTGTCGACTCATCGGAAGAGAAAGTAAAGCCTTCTTCTTCACCGAATCCAAAGTTTCCACCCGCACTACCCTCAACGTATTCAATAATCTGAACAGCTCCGAGTCTTATAGTTACACCACAACCAATAGCTGAGTTGTAAAATGATACCACACCACCCACTCTGAGCACTGAGCCACCATATATATTATGGTCTACCATTAGGTTGTTCTTTGCGTCCACTACAGATGGTTTGTATTTAGATTTAAACTTAATAATAACATTGCCTGTTTCATTTCCGTCTTCATCCACTTCATTACTATAAGGTATTGGAGCTGATTTTATTTTCTTGTTAGGGTTTTTATCTTTCTCAGCTTTGATACCAGCAAGTAATACAGCATTGATTTGCTCGATTATAGGCTGAGCTTCTTCAGCAGGTATAGATAGATTAACTTTGTACTTACCATCCGAATACTCTCTGCCTTCATCAGGCTTACTGATATACGGGTAGTGAGCTATGCCTTTTGGTGTTAATATTTTTGTTGTCATGTTTAGTCCTCCGACTTATTGTTGATTGTGTATCCTACTTCCTCAGTGAATCCATATTCTTCTGCGGGAGTAGTTGGTTTATTTGTCACAGCAAGTTCACCTGTCACCATCTTTACAACGTCTGAATCGATAATCGAATCGACGTATGATTGAGCGTCTTTAGAAACAAGACCACCAAACTTAAACTTAAGTTTAGGGAATGTAACTTCAGTATCAAACGACAGTGTTGTCTTACTAATCTCAGGTGCAATACCTCTCATAGACAATGTCTTTTGATATGCGTTCAAACTCTTCAAAGATGAAGGGGTTACTTGCAGTAGATAAATTTCTTTAGGTTTGTCTGCAAAAGTAATAGCAAGTCTTTTAATATCGGAACATGCTTTAACTTTAAATCCTTGTGGTGTAACTCTAGACCCCCATGAATTTTGAGGGCACAGTGCACATACATCACTTTGAATTAGGGCACTATTTTTATTAGGTGTTATACCATCAAGTGAATAACAGTCAGGTGTATACGACTCTCTATCAGCAGAAAATTCTCCTTCATAGTATTGCTTAGCTAGTCCAGGGTTCGCACCTACGATTACCACGTCTAGACTTGTTTGCTCAAGTGTTTCAGTTTTATCCTGAGACACAATATGAAAGAGAGAATCTTTAATAGATAGTCTTGAGCTAATCATTAGTCACTCACCTTAGCAACGGGTTTTCTAACGTTGATATCAATACGTGTGCCATAGTTTATACCTGCTGGTACAGACTTATCAGCCTCAATATACCCACGTACTGCTGTCTTACTAACTCGTTTCTCAAGCAAATCAAATGCCTCATTCTCTCTTATAAAAGCTAATGTTGCGTCCCAATCTGCTACCTGTGCAAAGTCAGTGGTCGTTAGAAATGCTGTACCATTGGCTGTCTTAAAAGAATCCACACCATCTTGGTCTGCCTTTTCTTTTAGCCATGCCTCTAGCTTAGCCATCTGTTCTTTTATCTCTTTGACCTTTGCCTTAGACTCAGATTCAATAGCCTCTTTCTGATTTCTAAAATTTATATATGTAGATATAACTTTATCTACAGTTACTATTCTTATAGTCATTCGATTGTTCCCTCCTTAATTAGGTCTAGTAATAGACCCTGTAGTTTCTGTTTATTCTTTAGCCGTTCAAACATTTTATGTTCAAGGTCAGTTGCCTCTATATGTACTATGTTTGATACGTGTTTTTTACCTATCCTTTCTATTCTCCCATTCGCCTGAACGTATTGCTCGTTGCTTGTCACTGGTCCGTACCATATGATAGTGCTCGCAGAAGTTAGTGTCAGACCATGAGCCATAGTTGCAGGGTGTGCTACTAAGACATGAGGGTCTTTTGTGTGTTGGAAGTTATGGAATATCTCGTTTCTTTTATTAGCCGAAACTGCACCATTGACTACACCAACACTCCATTGCTTTGAGAGTATTCTCTCTAACATCTTTAGTGTTCCTGTTAGTGGAACAAATACTATTACCTTGCCACCTACTTCTTCTATAACTTCTTTAACTAAGTTAACTCTAGGTGCACAATCTAATTCTATATGTTGACCATCATCTCCGTACACAACACCACAACTTATCTGCACAAGTTTCTGTAGTTTAACTGCCTCATTGACAGCTGTTATCGTGCCTTCCTGTGCCAGTTCTGTCACATAATGCTTTAACATTTTATCGTGGTGGTCTTTTTGTTCTACAGTAAGAGGTACTTTCCTAGTCTGAAATACAGTATCAGGTAGGTCAAGACACTCATCTCTGCTATATCGCACAGCAGGATGTAGTACTTGCTTTACAATCTCTATTGATTCAGGTCTTGGTATCCATTTCCATTGTCCTATCTTCATCATTACTGTCTCTCTAAATGAGGTAAAAGTCTTAGAGTTATATGGACTGTCTACTAATCTAGCTAGTGCCCATGCGTCTGTTGGGTCATTGGGTGTAGGTGTACCTGTCATCAACCATAACTTTATCTTAGGGTGCAGGGATAAATATTTTCTAAGTACCCTAAACTTGTTGGTAGATGGGTTACGTAACACAGCCGCCTCATCTACTATGATGAGGTCAAACATATTCTTAGCCTCCTCAGATATAATTCCAAACCCATCATGGTTTATAATAAAGAAGTCTGCATTAGTCTTAAGTAATTGTTTTCTCCTAGCACTAGTTCCATGTAGTGTAACAGCCTGTCTATGTGGAAACCCCATGAAGATACCATCACCCCATACCCTCTCAAGTGTGGATAGTGGTGATATAATTAATACTTTCTTAATAACTTTTGTCTGCATTAAATAATCACATGCCCACAGAGCTGATTGTGTTTTACCTGTACCTATCTCATTGAGTACTAATGCTTTGTCGTTCATAGTTAGAAAAGCTGATGTCATTTTCTGATGTTCATATGGGATAAAGTCTCCACACCAATCGTAATAATGTAGTATGGGTGAGGGTACTTTAAATCCTAGCATACGTAATGCTCTGGAAGCAGGTATTGTATGTGGTGTGACAACAAGTTGCTGGTTGTTAAACGTTAGTTGTCTGGAATCAGGTATAACATCTAATACCCTGTTAGGATTCTTTAAGTTTAATGCTATTGCTTTTGATTTCTCTACTACTATCATTTAATTCTCTCTATATATAACCTAACTTGNTTAATTGTTTCGTCATCNTATACAACAAAACAAACCCCACCTGCGAGTTCTATTTGTCCCATGCATTGAAGTTGTAAGGCAGTGGGTTTCTTACTCCTGTCTGCCTTACACTCTACTCCGATAAANAATCCNTTTACACAGAGTATCTTGTCAGGTATTCCTGCTCTACCAAATGCTCCTGCTTGNGGGTTATAAAACCACACCTCTTTATGATAAGACTTTAACATCTTGTCAAGTTTAGTTTTTATTTTTCCCTCGGGTGTTGTAGCCATATAGTAAGTATACCTAAGCATACAGTACTGTCAAGTATTATAACTTTGCATACTCACATATATTCTTAGCGGGACACCATGGGCATAGTCCACTAGGTCTTGCTGGAAAGTTCCCTGTCTTATAAGACTGATTGATTCTCTCTATACGAGCCAACAAGTCTGCCCACATTAAACTTGTATGATTAGAAGTGTAGGTCTCGGTGTCAGTCTTCCCCTCTTTCAACCATACCAAAGATGACTTAACCTTTTCTACTTCAGGGTAGTGTTTAAATACCTGTAAAGCAAAGAGTTGTAGTTGCATGAAGTCAGGTCTACGTTTACCTGTCTTCCAATCTATTACTATAGCTGTCGAATCTTTTATAATAAGTACGTCAAGTATGCTACGTAACCATGCGTCCTCATCCCACCAACCTGTTGGTGTAAGGTTTTCATTAAGACATAGCTGTTGCTCTGCAAGAAGGGTAGCGTCCTTAGTTAGTTCTTGTAAAGTTGTGCAGACTTGTTCGTGTTTGCTTGACTCTTGAGGCAGGGCCGTTCCATGCAGTAACCTGTTTTCTAAATCAGAATGCACTCGCTCTCCAAACTTAGTAGCCTCGCTACCTGTGTCTGTAACTTCCTTGTTAACACGTTGGTGCATGTATCGTTTCGGACAATTCTCATACATCTTTATAGAAGAATAACTATGAGTTAGTTTACTAGCCACCTAGCATTCTCCTTAGTATGTCATGCTTAAGTAGTTCTAATTGAGCTACTTCATCTAAAGCATTATCTATACCTGTAGAATATCTCAAGTACTTACCATCTACTTTTAATAGTATGAGTGCACCCTCTGTTTTTTTATCCTTTGATTCTGCCTCTAAACCAATTTGTTTTATAAGAGCAATAACCGAATCTCGTTTTTGTTCTGCCTCTGATTTTATTTCTTTCCCATCTGTTCCTATTATGTCTGTCATTTTGCCTCTCCATAGTTAAATCCTACTCCACTTTCACAAGCCACGGGTAAGTCCTGTGCCCAGCTGGGTGAGGTAGACATGATTGTCTCAACGTGTTGTTGTGTGTCCGACTTGTTTTCTTGCATCACGCACACGATTATCTCATCATGTACTTGGAATAAGACTTGGTAATGCTTACCTATCTCAACCATTTGTTCTGATACTACTATCCTAGCCAGTGCTTGAACAACATTCTCTGTTACTTTACCACCATAAATCCTAGTCCAATCCTTATCCTCTATACTTCCAGTAGTGTTTAACTTCCTGTAAGTCCTAGCATTAGATATGTACTCGAATCCATCTGATGTTCTTCTTAGCTCAGGGTATCTGACCCTAAGATTGTTTGGTAATATAATTCCTTTCGAATCATACTTACACATGCCACTCCCTATAGACCCTACTCCTCCACCAATCATGGTTTCTAATGCATGGCCACATAGCCTCCAAAAAGAAACTATGTTGTGGTTTTTCTGTCTATATAAAGTAACAATTCTTTTAGCCTCGTTTAAATCTATGTTCACTGACAACCCACCTTGACCCATAGCCAACGTGTCCTTAAACTTTACTGCCCCCATACCATAGCCTAAACCTAGTATGCAAGTCTTACCTACAAACCTCTCTAGCTTGTCTTTCTTTGTAATCTTTCTACCATATACATCACTAGCAAACTCACTGTACACATCTCTACCCTCTCTGAATGCTTGTACTAAATCTTCTTGCTTACTTATATATGCAACCATTCGTGCCTCAATCTGTGATGAATCACATGCTATCAGTACGTTACCTTTGGGTGCTACTAAAGATTTCCTTAGAGCACCACTACGAGGTAAGTTCTGTAAATTTAATTTATCACCACCTGAAAACCTGCCTGTGTGTGCACCATAATAGTTGAGCATTATAGGTAGACTACCTCTGTCTGCTACTGCTATTAGATTCTCAGTTCGTGTCTCCTCTATAGTAGACTTTACACCTAGCCTTGCTGATACAAGTTGTTGCACCACAGAATTAGGATGTTGTTGTAAGTTTATAAATTCTTTATCTGTCTTGGCAAAGGCATAGGTTTCTTTACCTGTCCTAGCTGAAGTCTTCATGGGTGGTGTTACACCTACGTGTGTGAGTAGCTTGGCGAACATTGGGTTAGACATGAGAGCTTTCTTTACTTGAATGTTTGACAGCCCTTTGGTAGATAACGTGTCAAGTAGTTGCTGTTTGTTGAGCTTGATTGTATCCAGGTGAGTGACTAGCAGTTCTTTATCTAGTTCAATAGTGGGGTTGGTATACATACGTAAGGTTTGGTCAATGACCATAAGTTCTGATGTGGGAAATCCTTTTGATAGTTTCTTCCACAGTTTATAGGTAAGCTCAACATCATTGATACAGTAGTTAGCATAGTCATCAAATTCTTGGGGTGTAAAGTCTGCTTTTGTTTTACCTAATGCATTGATAACTTCAGTACCTTTAGTTCCTATCTTATAGTACTTTGACAATGCACTTAAGGAACAACCTGTTGTCATACTATGCTTGGGTCTAGCCATAGACATAGTATCAAACCAAAACTTAGGGTCTATGCCATACTTCCACTGAAGTATAGACCCATCAAAAGCTGTGTTGTGTGCAAGTATAACCTTATCTGAATAGTCTAATGAGTTTAAAAACTTACCAACATCATCACCCCCATACCAATCTGTTGGCATGTCATTAACTTTAATAGCTACACCTATGACCTCAAACCTATCATCACGAATGTAAGCCTCAGTTGTCATCTTAGACAATGAGTACTCCCTATCGTAATAGGTTTCAAAATCTATGGTTACTATATCCATTACTTGTTCTTCTCTTGCTTGATTAGGTAGTCTAAGTACCACCTTGCTTTCTCTAAATCTTTTAGGGGTGTGCCTTTGTATGGATACCTTGTGATGTACTTAATAATATTGCCGACCACATACCCCATGCCCCATGAGTTTATGTACTCTATTGTTTCAATACCTTTTGTATAGTGGTCAGGGTGATTGACCATATCTTTTTTCTTCATGATAAATACTCTACCTTACTATCGTGTAAACTATATAATGACACTCCTTTCCCACAATGTAAAGAATGTTCGTTGGTAACTCCTACTGCCTCACTTGATGTAGCACCCATACTTAATGCCCCATAAGCAAACTCTTTACCATCTCCGAATGCACATGGTGTAAACCCCTGCTCTACTGGGAATGGTGAGTCATCATAAACTATCAGACCTTTGTCTTTGTCTATGACAACAAGTTGCTGTGTGGTAATCCTACTTGTCCCTGTGCGTAATCCATATGGATACTTTTCAGGCATAGCACCATCAGTAAACCATTCTCTTAAAGTTATGATGTACTTAAGGTATCCTACCCCTGATATTATAAAGGGTCTGCCATCCCTACTTACATACCATGCTTTGTCTGTCTCCCATTTAAGTGAGCCATCACTAGCCTGTCTATCTGTGGCTAAGGTTTCGCCATCCCATACTACTACTGTCATTTGTTATCCTCCTCTACATATACTGTCCAATCTCTATGGTGGACTTTTCTATCATGGTACTTCGGTACTTCATCACTTATAACACAAGCTCCATACTCATCTACCATATCAAACACTTTTTGTTTTGCCTGTTCTTTGCTATTAGCTTTCACTTTTACTGAAAAACCCTCTTCAAAATTTACTCCTACTTTATATACTTCACTCATTGTTATCCTCCTTATTATCTTTGTCATCTTGTGCATACTCGTGGTCATAACCTTGATAGTTCTCAATTACTTTTCCTGTGTCCCTGTCTTCTCTATACACATCATAGTAATGACAATCTTGGCAACCCATAACATGTCCTACTTCATCATCACTAAATGTTTCTTGATAGGCATTGTCTGAGCCACACTCTGTACAACACCATTCTCCTGTACTACTACTCATTGTCTTCCTCCTCGTTTAATTTTCTGTAGGGGTAGTATGGAATAGTAAACTTCACATGCATATGTTCCCCTGTCATTGATGATATTATAAAATCACATGGACATGTCTTAACCCATGCTAAGAAAGCCTCCATATTTTTTACCTGTATACTAATATTTTTTACCTGTTCTTTACTCATGTCTATCCTCATGTATTACTATGTTACCTCTTTCAACCATGAGTCTTATTATGTCCTCACTTGTTGGTCTTAGTCTGCCTCTGTTTACATCAATCATCCTTTGATTCTCCATGTTGTTCCATACTTTAATTTTGTTCAGCAGTCCTAGTGCATACTCGTTGTCATGTGTTTGTGTATCATGCTCAAGTATTTCTATTACTTCATTTAATATTTTTGTTGTCATCTAATACTCCTTTGAATGTGTTGTGTATTTGTTTTATATCTATTGGTATATTGTTGTATCTATAGCTACCAAAGTTAAAGTTATACAAACTATCATCACTTTCTACAGTAGCCTCTTTCTCAATGACTCCATAGTGTCTACGTAAATGTATACTTAACTTACCAAAGAATTTATTAATCTCTGAAGACCAATCTTCTTTAGGTTTATAGTAGTGAGTATCTGTATGACTTCGTATGCTAGATAATGCTATACAAATGGGTATGTATATTTCGCTAGGCATTGCATTGGTATCTATATGTTTTGCTAGAAACTCTATGCTTTCAGGGGTGTCCCAATTAACATGAACGTGTTGGTACATACCAGATGTAAATGGTTTACTAACAGGTCTTACACGATACAAAGTTTCTTTAAGTTTTTCATCATATGTCCCCAATAACTTGGCATGTGTCTCTACTATACTAAGTAACTTACCCCCATCTATATTTTCTAATTCATCTATGGTTGATTCAATTAGACCTAACTTACCTCTTACTCTTAGTTGTTTCTTAAATGCAGTTATCTTTTTCCTCCATACCTTTCTCTTGTCTGCATTCTCTACACATTTTTCAGGCTCGTTGGCTTTGCTAGGATTCAACAGCTCTCCTGTCAACAAGTTGTACCTTAGTCCCTCAGTAATTACTTGAGACTGTTTCACAAGTTTACTTATTGCATACCATACCATGTGTATCACCCTCACCCTCATACTCCTCTAGTTGTTGGTACAAAGAAAGTTTATGTACCATTCTATAGATACCTGTCCTGTGTCTCTCTACTGTAAAGGGTATCCACGAGTCTAATGCTGATACAAAAGTAACTGAGCCATTTGTCCATACATGTTTAGTATCCATATTCACAGTAGCTATGTTGTCCTTGCTAACAGTCATAAATTTATATCCATTTATCCATAGCTCAGGCTCTTCGTTGCTACTAAGTTTTAATTTAAGCCATGTATTTACACACCTACCTATGCCATAAACATCTCGTGACCTGTGAGCAAGTTTACACAAGTCTGCATATTCAAACTTACCTAGTCCATGGTCAGGTATTTTATAACCCAATGCTTTACTGCCCCAATTATCTATTGCTAACATCTTCACATGTGATTGTTGTGCCATTGCCATAGCTCTCCAGTCAATCATTTTTATTTACCTCCTTTAGTTATATTATTTTTAACCATAGCCACATCTAATATTGATGAGTCTATATCTAATTCTTCAGGCTTAACTTTCTCTGCTTTCTCAAGAATTTCATTGTGTCTTTCTTTAGTGTGATTAGGTAGCAAGTCATACAGTTTAGGCATTGCCTTTATGCATGGGGCAAGAGTAGTGTAGGTATCTAATACTCTCTCGATTGTATCTACCAATGACTTTCTCTCTTGCTTTATGTCATACATCTTTTTCGTATACACTTTGTACTCATCAAGTATCGTTGCCCACTTGGGGTTAGTAGCGTCTAGTTCTATATTACATTCATCACGATAGCCACCACTACCTTTCCACCCATACTTACTATTGTTTTTAGGTGGCAAAGAAAACTTCTCTACTCCAAAAGAGATTGATGAACGTACACTAGTAATCATTTCATCAGGTGTATTAAAAAACCCATCAAAAACTATTACCTCTGCTGTCCTAAACCATTCTTCACCTAAAGAATCTACCTTAGCAAGTACATCACTAGGGTATAGATTACTGCGAATCATCTTGCCCCAGTCTTTGTTATGCTTTGCTTGAGCTTGTTCATATCTACCATGAAAAAGACTCTTAGCATTGTCTACTATATCTTCACGTAGTCTTTGACTTATTCTTACTGTTGCCATTTTATTTACCTCATTGTTGTTTA